GATATTGTAGTTGAATTGAAAAAAGTTTTTTCTGATGTAAAATTAAAGGGTCGTAAAGTTCCAAGTATAATAATCAACAGAATAAACCAAGTAACAAATGGACTTAGAATTACAGAAGTTGTATACTAAACTGGAAAAAATCGAAACAGAGCTTTCTAAATGTAGAGGCTCTGTTTTAGAGGATGGTTGGCAAACACAGCGTTACGCAAAAAAAATGAGAAAATGGGATTATTATGCACAAGAAAAAAACAGGATTAGAGAGCAAATTGACCAAATCGAACAAGGGCGGAAAAAGGATTAATTCTGGTCGTAAAAAAGCAGACTACGAAACAAAAACTATTTCCTTTCGTGTTCGTCTTGAATTTGTCGAACCGATTAAAAAGATGGTCAAATATTATGTTTCGGAGCATCTTAAAGGTGACGCATAACGGTCTGCGGCTTTGTGTCTGTTTGCCCATTGCACAAGGCTTCAAGTTACCACAAATGTTGATGGGGCAAATTGCACAAAACCCGTGTTAGTAGCTGGCGGGATTTTCAGCACTAAAGTTTAATTGGAACAATAAAGAAAGTTTTTTAAAAATGCGAAGCGAGAGAAATAAAATAATATTATACAACGGTGATTGCTTAATTGAAAGCGATAAAATTGAAAGTGGAAGTGTTGATTTGATATTGACTGATTTGCCTTATGGAGTAGTGAAAATGAAAGAGAGTGCAGGAAACTATAAGGTTTTGAACACTGCCGAAACTTGGGATAAAGCTATTGAGCCAAAGGCAATTTATGATATAGCAAACCGAATATTAAGAAAGAATGGAAAAATGATTTTGTTTTCACAAGAGCCATACACAAGCCGAATGATTACGGAAGCAATACCAAATGTTCCGTTTTCTTATCGTGCCGTTTGGGAGAAAAATGATTTTGCTAATGGACTTGGAGTAAATAAAGCAATGGTTAGTTTTTATGAGGATATTTTGATGTTTAGCAAAACACACGACTTTGAAGGTATGCACCCATTAAGACCGTACACGGATAAATTAAGAGAATTTACAAAGTATTCAAGGTTAAAATTTATAAAAGCATTAGGACACGGAGGACATCAGCACTTTATGGAGGGGAATAAAGAAAGTTCTCAATTTGCATTATGCACTGAAAAAACATACAAAGAACTGATTGAAGTATTTGGAATTGATAAAATGGAAGGTTTTAAAACTTATGCAGAATTGAAACCAATAGACGAACAATTTAAAAAAGAATTTGCTTCAACTTTCAACCTTTGGGAAGGCAACAAATATAAAAGCAACATACTTAAATACAAAAAGGATTACAACGGCTACCACCCAACGCAAAAGCCTGTTTTGTTGCTTGAAGATTTGATAAAGACATTCAGTAATGAAAATGATTTGGTAGTGGATTTAACAATGGGGAGCGGAAGCACTGGAGTAGCTTGTAAAAATACCAATAGGGATTTTATAGGAATTGAAATGAGTGAACAATATTTTAATATAGCACAAAACAGAATAAATGGAAATGAATTTAAACCAAACGGTTTTGCAAAAACCGAAGAGCGTGGGCTTTTTTTATTTTAATTTTTTCAAACGAAATGTTGAAACGAAGAACGTCTGCCCTATTGCCTATAATAACGGTTTGCGGCTTTGCGTTCGGTTTTTTGCCTTATCCGAATGTTCAATTTTAGCACAATGCTCAAAGGCAAAAACTGACGCAAAACCGCTGTTATGCGTATGTGTGGCGGTTATTTAGCACAAAACTCAAATTTGAAAACGAAAAGAAAAATTTAAAATAGCAGCGATGGCAAAAAAAGATTTAATATACAGTGACCAACAAAGTATGTTTGGAGCAAGAGAAATTATCGGATTTGGTTCTGACGAATTTAGCGTAAAAGAAATTGATAGAAATAGAGCAAATGCAATTATCATAAAAAATCATTATTCTGGCAAAATAACAAATCACACCTATATTCATTTAGGCGTGTATTTAAAAACAGAAATGCTTGGCGTATTACAAATAGGATATGCGATGAACCCTGCATCTGGTGGTGTAATAGTTGATGGAACAAAATCGGATGAATTTTGCGAATTAAACAGAATGTGGCTTGACGATAAACTACCAAGAAATTCAGAAAGTATGGCGATTAGTTATGCGGTTAGATACATTCGTTCAAAATATCCAAAATTGCGGTTTTTAATGAGTTTTGCGGATGAAAGATGTGGTGGATATGGAATAGTATATCAGGCTGCAAATTTTCAGTATTATGGCGAACACACTAATATTTTTTGGGAACTTGACGGACAATATTTTCACAATGTAATTATGACTAATGGTTCAGACCAAAGTAAACAAGCGAGAATTTTAAGAGCAAGGAGGGATGAGGCACAGAAAATAGAACTAAGGCAATTTAGATATATCTACTGGCTAAATCAGAGATATAAAAAAGAATGTAAATTAAAGGAACAACCCTATTTAAAACACTATGCAGAAAAACCAAACGGTTTTGAAAAAACCGAAGCGGGTGGGGCTATTTTAAATTTTTCTTCCACCGAACTGTCAAATGGAAACGAAAGGTAGCCACATTACGCATAACGGTTTGTGGCTTTGTGTCTGTTTGCCCCTTGCACAAAGTTTCAAGTTACCACAAATGTTGATGGGGCAAATAGCACAAAACCGCTGTTAGCTGCTGTTTTTTCTCATTGATTTTCAACACTTTAAAAAGTAAGTGAAAAATATCTTTGAAAAAGTTTGCACAATCAAAAAAAGCATTGTATATTTGTATAACAAAATCAAACAAATAGAAATTATGACAACTTCAAAATTTAACATCGTAAAAGAAACTGAAAAAGCATTACAAGTAGAATTAACTGTAATTGTAAATAGAGGTACTGAAATTCAATGGTCTTTTTGGATGCCAAAATCAGTAGTTAAAATTTCTGATAATATGTTAGAAGTTCCTCAATGGGTTGTGGGACCAAAAACAATGGTTATAAATGGATTTGTTGATTTTGCAAAATAATATAAACTTTAAAAAATAGAAATTATGAAAATTTTCGACTTTGAACAAAACTTAAAAAAAGAATTTGGAGATATAAATGTTATTTATAATTCAAATTCAAATTTTAGAATTACTACAATGGTAGGTAGAAATCAAACAAATGAAGTTGTTGGTCAAAAAAGAGTAAGCTATTCTACACTAGAAGAATTGAAAAGAAAATCAAATCAATTTGAAAAACATAAAAATCTTAAAACATTTCTTGTTGAAATGAAATCTACAGACGCTTCAAAATGGATTGTTACCGAAATTGAAAAAGAAAATAGAGGGGGAAATCGTGAAAATTCTGGAGCAAAACCAAAATATAATGAACCAACAAAAACAACCGCTTTCCGTATTCCTATTTCTAAAATTGAAGAAGTAAAAGCCGTCGTTAATAAAATGCTTCTTGGTTACGCAGAAAATAACCAGTAAACGGTAAGGTGCTTTGTCTAGTGGCGTAATTAAAGACTAGCAAAAAATTAGACAAAGATTTAAAGCAAGGCAAAAAAGAGCATTCATTTTCAGCTCGTGATTTAACCGATTTTGTTGTGCAACATTAGGCATAACGAGACTATGGCTTTGCGTCAGGTGTTTGCACTTGTTAAATCAATACAACTCCAACACCTCTTGATGCGTTAGTTTAGAAACACATTTATCAAAAGGATTGAAATAGTATCCGAAAAAACTACCATCATCCATGTATCTAAAAATTTGCCAGTACCAATATGCTGGCTTTTTGTTTATCCATTCAATTGGTTTAGTAGTATCATATTTTACTCCTGAAAGTCTAAATTCTCTTCCTAAAGCTCCTGTTTGTATTTCTATTGTGGGTGTTTGGGTTTTCATATGTATAACTATCTTTTTTGTTTGGTTTGTGTATTGCGTTAATCCAACGTTAGCTGCTATTTTACCGACCACTCCGAAAGTTTAGACTTAACAATAATTTTAAGTTCATCAACTTTTGACATCGGACAGCGAAAAGCAACTGTTTTAGTTTCTTCTTTGTATTTAGGTTTAGCACCCGACCCTTGCCGAGTGCCACCCCATTTTTTATCGCATTTTTCATCCTCTGAACAAGTAAAGCATTGAG